CACCATAGCGGCAAAGCTGGATGCCCTTGGAGTCAAGCCCTGTTCCTCCAAGGCATGGTCCAAGGCCACCATCCGCGACATGCTGCGGAACGAGACCTATGCCGGCATGATTGTCTGGGGAAAGGAGAAGGAAGTGAAGACCTCAGAGAACGGAAGGGTCGTCAAGACCAGGACACGCTCATCCGAGTACAAGCGCGTTCAGGGGCTCCACCCTGCCATCATCGATCCCGGCATGTTCTCCAGCGCCCAGGAGTGCCTTAAGAACATGAGCAAATGCACTTCTCCTGTCTCCACCGGACTCCAGAATCCGCTGTCCGGAATCATATACTGCCGACAATGCGGAAGCCTGATGACACGTCTGGCACCGAACACCAGGAACAAATATTCCACCTTGAAATGCCCCAACCGCTATTGCCGAAACGTATCAAGCCCTATTTTCCTTGTCGAGAACCAGCTTCTGAATTTCCTGCAGGAGTGGCTCGACAAGTATGACCTGAACCGGCAGGCCTCCCCCTTCGCACCTTTGGAAGAACAGATTGCCGAAAAAGAGCAGATGCTCAAGACGCTTGATGCCGACCTTTCTACCTATCAGGGTCAGAGGGAGAAGGCATACGACCTCCTGGAGCGCGGAGTCTACACCATAGAAGTGTTCCAGCAGCGCCAGAAAACGCTCCAGGACACGATTTCCCGCCTGGAGGCAAGCCGGGACGAACTGCTGGCCGACATGAGGAACATCAACCAGATCCAGGAAGAACAGGAGGCATACATACCAAAGATTCGAAATCTATTGGAGAATTACCGCACCAATACACCAGAGACGAACAACCGCATCCTGAAGGAAGTGATCGATCGGATGCTCTATGAAAAGACTGAGCCGAACAGACGCGGGCAGCTCAACAATTGCAACTTCTCTTTGGAAGTATATCCGAAGCTGCCAAGATAAAGAAAAGCCTTGATTCCAAGGCTTTTCTCATCTCTTTTATATACTTGCGGCTTGCGTGGGAGTATGTATAGCCCCATTCAAGCCACGGGTGATTATGACAGTCACAGTATATTGCAATATTATCACATATGTCATGCTTTGACAACAATCGCATCGAATCCCGCCGCCTTAAGCTTGTCCGCCATGGCCCTTGCATTGCCAGCTACGGAATACGCTCCCACCTGCACCCGCAGCAGCTCCTTCCCGCCGCCTGTCGGGGTCTCCGCCCCAGGCGCTGCCGCCTCCTGGTCCTCAGGCCCCGCCGATGCCTGCGCCCGCTGGCCGGTGATGCCGTACACGATGGCCTCTGCCATCTTCTGGCAGTCGTAGAGCTGCACATCGTCCTTGTCATCGACAAAGCAGCACTCCACCAGCATGGCGGGGGCATTCGTCTTCCGCAATACATATAAGTTTGCATTGTATTTCACGCCGCGGCTCTTGAACCCAAGGCCCGAGATGGCCTGGCACACCTGCTCCGCATACTTCCTTGCCTTGCTGGCCATGCTGTACACCCATGTCTCCACCCCGGTGGTCCTGCCGTTGCCCACAGGGTCGTTCGCCGCGGAATTGAAATGGATGGACACGTCCAGGTCCACCTCATGGCTGTTGCACCGACCAACTATCTTCGCGAGGACGTCCGACTGGCTCTTCCCGTCCTCGCAGGTGCAGTCGTATACCGTGTGCCCCAGCTGCCGCAGCTGGCCTACCACGGCGTCCTTCACCAGCCTTGCTTCCGTCGACTCCCGCAGGAACCCAACTACCCCGCATGCCACTTTCCCGTCCGGGTTGTGCCCGGCATGTACGTTTATCCTCATAACCTCTCCTTTCCGCCCGTCATCGGGCAATAAGACAGGGGGCCTTGGCCCCACCCTCATCTGCCTTCCAGCTCCGGCAGCCCGGCCAGCGATGTGGCAAAAGATGCCACGCCAGCGAGCGCTGCTGTCCCGATGACCGTACCCCAATTAACTTCCATAATCGTAGCCGCCACCGGGAGCATCGCCACCATAGTCTGCGCCATCGTCTTCACTGCCCTGACTCCAGCTCTCTTCCACCATTCAATCCAGTCTCTTTTCATATAAGTCTCCTTTCTTATTTCAATATAAGCACCAGCACCGCGCCAATGATCGCACCTACAACTGTTGTAATCACTGACGTGATGACTGCCATCTTAAGCTGTTTGCTGTCTTTTGCCGGTTCCTTCTCAATCTCATCAATCCGGCTGTTCTGCTTCTCGATGAGGTTCCCCTGCCGCTCGATTGCCGCCAGCATGTTCTCCATGTTCACGGCCATGCGCTCCACGGACACGGTCAGCCCATGGATTTCCTTGATGTTTTCTTCCAGCGTGTCGATTCGGCTGTTCTGGCGCTTGTTCTCGTCATCGCGCCGCTTCCCCTCGGCTTCTATCCGCCGGGCGAACTCGTCATGCTCCTGTCTTGTTATGTAGTTCCCGTCCATCAGCGTCCCTCCTGTCATTATGCTTCTATGGTACATCATTTCGGGAGGACCGTTGTGCCAGCCGACTTCCCTCGCTTCCCTTCTCCTTGTCCTGATGCCCATCCGCCCTTCTTCCTACGGCCCCGCCCTGATCAGCAGCATCCTGCATCCCTCCTTCCATCCATCCTGGAGCCCATGGCCGCTATCAGGCGCATGGGAACGCGGCTGAGCCATAGTCAATGCCGCTGGCCGCTGACATCGCCATAATCTGCGTCCTGTTGCCGCTTGCCAAGAACCTGAACTTGCCGCCCCTGTCGGTCTTTACAATAAAGGGGATTTCGGAGGCGGCACCCTCTATATACCCTATCGTGGTCCACGCCGTGACATTGCCCTTCGCCTGGGCCTCTAGGTACACGAAGCACCACCCATTCTTTATATAGGCCTTCGATGATGACGTATATATGTCCATGCATGCATTCGATGCCGCCGTTATCGTCCTTGCCCCTGACGCAGATGCCGCGATCCCGTCCAGCTTCTTCTTGTCCGCCGCGCTCATCAGGCCATTGGCGCTCTGGGTGGCGACCGCAGTGGTCGTGGCGTTCACCCCAGGAGCGCGCCGGTGGCCCCTCTTGCCCCGGTGTCCCCTTTAGGCCCCTGCGGCCCTGTCGCACCGGTGGCACCAGTGTCCCCTTTAGGCCCCTGCGGGCCGGTGGCCCCTCTTGCCCCGGTGTCCCCTTTAGGCCCCTGCGGCCCTGTCGCACCTGTAGGCCCTTGGGACACAGAAAGGTCGATTGTCCCGTCCCCGCTCTGGTTCGTAGTGAACGCCCCCTTGACCTCCCCTCCCTGCCTGATCGTTATCTTGCCGTTCCCTATGCTTGGCCTGTCCGACAGGTCGTTATAGCTTCCGGAGAAGGCCACATCCTTAAGGTCGGCGAACCACTTCATGACTTTTCCGAAAATGAGGGACAGCTTCTCGCCGCTCTTAATGTTTTCCCTGGCGGCGGCCTGCGAGAAAGTCGGAGCCTGGTCATTCGTAGGGACATTGGGCACATTCCCCAGCCCCACCTGCTCTTTTGTCACATTATGGGGATTGTCTGTATCGGCAAGATGTGTTTCCACGAAGCCTTTTGCCCCAACCACATCAGACCTGATCTGCGACACCTCCTCTTTGATGCCCTTCGCTTCTTCAAGCGTCGCGTCAAGATGCTCTTTATCTTCTAGGACATCTTTCGCCCTCTGCGTAGCATCCCTGCATTCTTCAGCAGCCTCGTTCGCATCCTCTGTCGCATCTTTTGCACCCTTGATTGCCTTTCCCGTCTCCTCCTGGCGCTCTCCTTCTTGGCTCTGCCTTATCCCCTCCTGCCTTCCCCTTTCCAGTTCTGCAGCGATCCGCCCCTCCTCGTTCTTATCCCGGATCCCTTCCTCCCTTTCTCTTGCTTCTTCCGCCACCACCCTGGCCGCTTCTGCTAACTTGATTCCTTCCTCTGTCAGGATGACCATCTTCTTCGTTTCAAGCATGTCATCGATATATTTCTGTACCTTCCGGTCCAAAAAGGTCATCTCATTTGAAGACTCGATTGCCCTCTCATCTCTCATGCTTTGTTCTATTTCTATCGTGAACACTGCCGATGATAAGATCAATTCTCCATTCTCGTCCCGCATCTCTATATCGCAATAAGCAGTTCCTGCTGCTGCCAATGCTTGATTCGTCAGCTGTACCATTACGCGGTTGTCCTGCTTTGCGCATTCGTTATAGCAGAACTTACCATCTGGTTTCTTTATGTTCGCGATCAGCATCACATCATCAGGTATCTGGAATTCGGTCCCGTTATTCATCAGCTGGACTCGAATATATCTTGTCGCTTTATCCCCCTGCTTTGCAGATGCCATGTAATACTGCGTTTCCCCGTACAGGTCTATCTGCACATCTGTTATCATCTTCATATTTCATTCCTCCTCACTCACTTCTTCTAAACCCAGCACCCCATCTACGATTTTTAGTCTCCAAATCGTTCCGTTTTCATCAGCGATGTCATTCCTTGACCTTTCCATTTCCTCGACTGCATCCTTTATCCTGCCGTCCATTTCCTCCTTCGCTTCATCTACCGCACCATTCATCATGCCTACAGTTACATATTTTCTTGATATCTCTTCCAATATTTCGTTCTTCGATTCTTCAATATCCCTTTTTGCCTTTGCTTCTGTTTCATAGTTCTCCAGTTGATTATCCATATATCTTTTTACTTCATTTGCCGCTTCTATAGCAGCCATATTCGCAACCTCTTCCGCTTCACCTTTTCCAAGAAACATGCCCGATACATCTTCCAGGATTTCTGTCTTCGTTCTTTCCAGTGAAATCCTGACTTCCTCCGATATGTTATCCGATTCCTTGTCCATGGTCTTCAACGCGTTCGCCGTAGATGCACCGATTGCTTCTTCCACCGCTTCGGCCTTCAGCTCCTGCTGGATGTCAGCAAATGTCTTCTTCGCTGTGGAAAGCTGGCAGGTGTTGCCCTGGGGCGACTGTGGATATTCCACAATCTGCACAATCCGCATCTTCTCCTTGATGCCCCGTGTCTTCGACACCAGCGTCACCACATCTCCCAAACTGTAGTCAAGGATGTCCTTGTACTCCTCCGATGCCTTTGCAAGGTCAATCACATCAGCATCATAAGTCACTGTCGGGCGGCATATCTCCGCCAGCTTCAGCTCCGCGTCCTCTCTCAACGAATCTGCCAGCGTGTAGCGCTCATCTTTCCACACCTTCATCAGCTTCTTCTTGCTGTAGGAATAGTTTTCCACATAGTCCTTTCCGTCGATGTCGATGGTCAGGCCGTCCTTGCCAATCGGCTTCAGCTGTGTGAAGAATCCGTTCGTCGTCATCGTGTAGGATGGCGGCTGCCGCAGATTGACCGCTTCCATGAAATACACCCCTTTATCCCCGCCTATCTGCTCATATATGTCGATGACCTTTTCCTTCGTGTGATACTCCACTTCCACCTTGTATGTGCTGATGCACTGCCCGATTATATCCAGCGCTGTGCACACGCTGTCCTTCCGTATCGTCCTTTTCTTCGTTGTTCCGCACTTCCTGACCTTCCATCCGGTTCCCTGTAGCGCCACTTCCAGGCATCCGGTGACGGTCTGTTCTATTGTCTCGAATGACGCGAACTGCTTCCCCTGTAATTCTTCCAAGTTCAGCACTGCCTTGTATTTCATGTACTGCTTCGACGTGCTGATTTCTTTCAGGACGAATTCGTCTTCCTGTGTCACGATGTAGCATTCGTTCTTCAGGTACTTCACGCCTTCTCCATTCTTCGGATATTCAAAGGATAGCTCCTTGTCCCCATCCGCCAGCTTCTTCTTGATCGCCATCTGGGCATAGTCTTTCAGAAGGCACATGCGGACGTGCTCTTGTGAAAATACCTGCATCTTTCCCCCTCCTCATATCCACATCGGACTGTATCTGATTTCGATGTCGCACTTATTGCTGCTGAAAGTTATGAGATTCTCCACACCGTTCACCAGCACCGGGAATTCCCACATATCGCAGTCCCCAAACTTGTTCATTCCGTCCTCCGTGACCGTCCCCTTTTCCCCATCGATGATGACTTCCACATCTCTCTTCAGGTCGCCAATGGTGATGTCGTATTCCCCAAAGCCTGAAATCGTCAGCTGCTGAAGGTTTGTTGTCGGATGCACAATGATGATGCATGGCGCTTTGCGCGTTCCCAGCGTCGTGAACCTCGCTTCGCGCACTCCTGTGTATGTATTGACCACTTCCGCATCCGTCAGATAACCGTTGAATTGCAGCGTCAATATGTATCGGTTCGCCTGCTTCGTCTTTGCCAGGCTATTTGACGTGATGTCGCCGATATACCTGCCCTTGTAGCCATCCAGCGCCAGCTCCGTCCGTTGCGTCATCAATGCGAGCATTTCAGATACCGTCCGGACGATTTCGCTGCGCCCACTCCCCCGAAAGAGTATGGTCAGCTTCAGCGTCCCATACTGGACTTCTGTTTCAAATTCGTGCGGAGTGGCCGCGCCTTCCAGCCACTCCGTATTGGCGCTGAAGGAAGGGGGCTGAAGGTCTACCGTCAGCTGCTTCGCATTGTATTTCCTGATGTCGATTCCGTTCACCTTCATCCGCTCTTACCTCCTCCGCTCATATTCTTTGATGATGTTGTCTGCCACAAGCTCCGTCGTCTTCTCCGCGATCACTTCTCCGTCCATCTCATTGACCACCGTCACCTGGATCCTGAACGACTGCCGAAGCTGCTCGAACTTGCTGTCAAGCAGCGCGGACAGCTGCTCGTAGAACGGCGCAAGCGGAAGGATCGCTTCGGCTCCGGCTTCCCCGCCTGCGAATAGCGTCGTCCCGTTCCCGCCGAAAAGCGTCGGCTCCGTCATGATGCCGCCGTTCCTGTACCATTCGATAGAAAAGTGCGGCACTGATGGCGGATTCAGGCTGAAGCTGCCGCTGATTGTCGGATGCGGAAGTTTCAGTTTCGGCAGCGACCACTCAAAATTAAAGAATCCTTTTATCTTGTCTATCGCATTCTTTACGGTGTCCCGCGCCGTGTTTATAGGCGTCGCAATCGCGGTCTTGATGCTGTTCCACACGGATGTCACCGTGGACTTCACGCTGTTGAAGACGGAAGACACCATGGATTTGATGGTGTTTATCGCCGTGGACACTGCGGTCTTCGCCGCGTTTATCGGTGTCGTGACAGCTGTCTTCACTGCATTCCACACCGACGTCGTCGTGGACTTGATGCCGTTCCAGATGGATGACACCGTGGACTGTACCGCATTGAATACCGATGTCACCGTGTTCTTGATGCCGTTCACCACTGTCGTGATTGCGCTGCTGATGGCATTCCAGACCGTTTCCAGCACTGACTTTATTGCGTTTATCACTGTCGTGATGGTGTCCCTGATGGCATTCCAGACCGTGCTGATGGCCGTGCTGATGGCATTCCAGGCCGCTTCCAGCACCATCCTGATGGCTTTCATCACGGTGTCCAGCGTGGCCTTCACTGCTTCGATTGCCGTGGATATAGTGGTCTTTATGGTCTCCCATACAGACATCACCGTGTCCTTGCAGTTCTCCCATATAAACCGGAAAGGCGCTGTTATCAACTCGAAGGCTGCGGAAAACAGTTCCTGTATGAACATGATGGCGACTTGTATCACGTTCATGATGGTGTTCCAGATGTCTTCCACCACTTCCCAGCATGACGTGAAGATGCCGCTTACTGCCTGCCACACGTTATTCAGCCATTCAGATACGGTCGTGTATATCATGTTCCATATATTCCCGAAGAAGGATGAAATGCCTTCCCATACCGTACTGACGATGCTTGAAATCGCTTCCCATGCAGCGGACAGTACCTGCTGGATGACTTCCAGCGCCCCGCTGAAGATTGACTTTATCGTCTCCCACAGCCCCGTGAAGATGCCCTTGATGCCCTCCCCTGCTTTCGTCAGGTCAAGCGTGAACACTCCCACGATGAAATCTATTACACCCTGAAATACTGTCTTCAGGTTCCCGAAGATGTTCCCCACCATCTCGAAGACCGTCTGGAAAATCGGAAGCAGCGTGGCCGTCAGCCAGTCCACAATCGGTTTCAGCACGTTGTCCCATAGGTTTTGAAGTATCTCTATAACACGGCTTACCACAGGGATGATTGTCTGGTTCCATATCGTGTACAATCCTTCCCATGCCGCCATCACGGTCGTCATTATGAAGTCGGCCAGCGGCAAAAGCACCATGTTCCACAGCATCGTCAGCGTCTCCGCAAGGAATGAAAACACTGGTTCCAGTACGCTTCCGATGAATTCACCCAGCGGGCGCAGCACGTTCTCCCATAGGTTTTGAAACGTGGTCAGCAGGTTCGGCAGCACCGTCCCCGCAATCCATTCCAGTGCCGGAATCAGGATGTCCTGCCATGCCGACGTCAATGCGCCCATGACGAAGTCCGCCAACGGCTGAAGCATCTTCATCAGGCTGTCCCATGCCGCCCGCAGGTCTGGAAGCACTGTGCCGGTTATGTATTCCAGAATCGGTTGAAGGTTTGCCTTGAAGGTGTTCCATATCTCCATCAGGGAAGCCTTGACATCTTCATTCGTGATTGCCACATACGCAAGCCCCGCCACCAGTGCAGCGATTACTGCCACCGCTATCCCGACCGGGCTTGTTATCGCCGCCAGGATGGTCGAAAATGCCCCCGTCGATGTCCCGGCGCCGGCTGCCCCAAATCCCAGCTTCGCGAACGCTGCGGACAGCGTCCCCAGCCCGGAGGACACGGACGCGCTGAAGGTCACCAGCTTACCGACCACCAGCAGCAGCGGGCCAATCGCCGCCACGACTGCCGCCACGGCCACGATGGCCTTCTGCGTCCCTTCGTCCAGGTTCGCGAACCTGTCCACAAGGTTCGACACCCATGTCACCGCATCCTTCACATACGGCATCAGCATGTCGCCGATGGTGATGGACACCCCTTCCAGCTTCGACTTCAGGCTCGTCATCTGCCCCTGGAGGTTGTCCTGCATGACTGCGGCTGTCTCCTTCGCGCTCCCGCTGCAGTGGTACAGTTCCTCCGTAAACCCTTCCACTTCGCCGCTGCCTGCGTTCAGCAGCAGGTTCAGCCCTTTGACGGAATCGGCCGTGAACGTGGACATCAGCGCCGCGTTCTTCTCCGCGTCCCCCATCCCCTTCGTCGCCGCTTCCACGTCCTTCAGGATTTCCGTCATGCTCCTGTAGTTGCCGTTCGCATCCACCACCTGCACGTTCGTGTCGCCGATGGCGATTGCCCCGTCCTTCATCTTTGCCGTCATGTCCCGGAAGACAGCCGTCAGCGCCGTGCCTGCCTCGCTGCCCTTCAGTCCCTGGTCCGCCATGGTTCCCAGCAGCCCCGTCGTCTGCTGGATGTCGTACCCCATCGCATTCGCGTTCGCTGCGCAGTTCTTATATGCTTCTGCCAGCTGCTCCGCGCTGGTGTTCGAATTGCCCTGCGCGTATGTCATCATGTCGGCCACTTCGGTCGCCTGCGACGCTTCCATGGAAAATGCGGACAGATAGTCCGTCACGACATCCGAAGCCTTTGCCAGCTCCATGTCGGTCGCTGCTGCAAGGTTCAGGATGCCTTCCATCGCGGAAACGGATTCTTCCGTCTTCCATCCGGCCAGCGCCATGTATTCAAAGGCTGATGCGGCTTCCGACGCGGAAAACTTTGAATTGCTGCCCCAGTACAGCGCGGATTCCGTCATCTTGTCCATATCGTCGGAAGTCGCCCCGGAAATGGCCTGCACCTTCGACATCTGCGTCTCGAAGCTGGCCGCCGTCGTCACGGATGCCGTGCCCACCGCAGTGACCGCTCCCGTGACCACCATCATCTTCTGCCCGACATCCGTCACCGCTTCCCCGACCTTGTTGGCCTTCTCCGCGTATTCATCGAACTTCTGCCTTGCAAGCTCCGCATTCACGTCCCGCAGCTGTGCTTCCAGCTGTGCCAGCGCTGCTTCGGATTGCGTTACAGCAGCTTCCTGTTGTGCCAGCGCGGTCTCCTGTCTCCCGATTGACCGTTCTGTGTTCGCCAGCTGGCTTTCCAGCCTGTTCAGCTCCTCCTTCAGCCGCTTCGATTCTTCTGAATTCTTGCCAGTGGCTTCGCAGCTCTGTTCATATGCCTGCTTCGCTGCGTCCACTTTTCCCTTCAGGTCTTCATGTTTCTGCCTTGTTTTGTCTAGATTTGTTTGCAGGTCGGAATATCGTTGCTTTGTATTCTCGACGGTCGTCCGCTGCACATCCATCTTTGCAGTCAGCTCCGTCACTTTGGCGCGCAGGGCATCTGATTGTGTGCCGTACAGCTTTGCGTTGGCAGCTGCAAGACTGTACTCTGATGACAGGTTTTTCATATCTGCTGCCGCCTGCTTCATGGCCCGCTGATATTCAGACATTGATGCGCCGATTTTTATAGATGCCTGCGCCATCCTGCACGCTCCCTTCTGCTAACTCTCGTTGATTGTCAGGATTTCAAATTTCACATAGTCAAGAAGGCTCATGATGTCCGATTCCATGCACTGCGTGTACGAATCCCGGAACGCCCGGATGCACATTTTCACCACCCTGTCCAGGTTCTCCCTGCACACCCTCCACACGTTCCCGGCCCCCTTCTCTTCGTTGTAGCCGTTCTCTTCGTCGTACTCGTCGAAGGCGGATTTCTCCTGCTGCTCCGGATGCTCCGGGTTCAGGTCAAGGAATTTCTGTGTGACGACTTCCTGCATGACGAAGTGGATGTCCTTTGCTGCTGCCAGCCGCTCCACTATGTCGGCCCGCGCCAGCTCCCGCTCTGATATGTTGAAGATATCCTTCAGGATCCTCCCGTTGAACCGGAAGGCGGATGCCGCGCTGTCGCTGTTGTTCTTCTCCATGACCTCCGTGTACCGCCTGTACATCTTCGCCGACACCGATGTGCGGACATATTCGTCCTGCCCGCACAGCAGCGTCAGCTCCGGGATCACTTGCCACTCGTAAAATTTGCCTGGAATTTCGCGGACTTCTCGTTCACGGCTTCGCCCACACCGATCTCCACGGCTGCGAATTCCATGATGATGCCGTCCACCCCCAGCCCCGTGTCCCTGTCCTTCAGCTCCTCGACCGTGAACTGGTTGTCGTACAGCTCCACGATGCACTCCATCATGTCCCTGAATTGCTTCGCGGTGTAAAGGCCGCTCTTCCTCTCCGTCCCCATGATGTCGTCACGGACTTCCAGATAGTGCATGTATGCGTCCGCGTCCAGCCTCTTCGGCAGCTGGTATTCCTTCCCGCCCACGGTCACACAATGTTTCTTTGTTTTAGATGCTGCCATTTCCTCGCCCTCCTATGCGCCCCTTTTTTTCTGTCATCCTGCTGCCACAGTCCTCTCCTGCACCTTTGAGAACCAGCTTTCAATCGCCGTCTTCGCGTCAGCGTGTTCTTCCAGCAGGTTGCTTTCATCGACCTGGATCTGGATGTCCCCATCGATTGCCCGCTCGTAGAAGTTGCCCTTCAGCGTCGCCGTCTGCGTGGCCACTTTGTCCGCTTTTGTCTCATAGTTGTCGTCGTAACCCTGCCCGAACGTCCCGACATACAGCCAGGAAAATTCATATTTCCCGTTCATCTTCTTCGCCCTGTAGCCGACCGCCACTTCCGGTGCTTTGTCATCCTTGTTTTTGGTCAGGAATCCGTCTTCGTACAGATGCCCGAATAAAAGGGCTTTGTCCTGCGGCGCAAGGCTGTTCACCTCGAATTCCACTTCCGTCCCCTCGTAGCTCTCCGTCACTTCCTCCACCGTGTCGTCTGAATAAATCTTTTCGGTGCTGAATTTGTCGGACACCTTCCCCTTGATTGCCCTTGCCAGCTTCACAGGTGTGCCTGTCGTGTACCCGGTCGCGGTGTTCTCCGTCACCAGCGCGACATACAAGTCTTTGAAGGACATTGTCCTGCTCCGCACAATGGTCTTTGCTGCCTCTGACATGTCTTTATTCCTCCTTTTCTGCTTCCTGCGCATACATGAAGCGCATCGCATTGATGAAGACCTTCGTGTCCGTTTCAAGCTCGTCATTGCCGCCCATGTAGTAGAACCCGGCCTTCCTCATCAGCTTTTTGATCCTGTCCTTCAGGCTTACCTGGTCTTTGTCCGACCATATGTTCACCTGCACGGAAGCTATTTCCACTTCCACTGCATCGTCAGCATGTACGCCGTCGTAGTCGCCCAGCGACCACAGCGTCACATGCAGCTTCCTCATGTCCTCGTCATACCAGCCCTGCCGCACTGTGGTCCCGTCATCTGATACAGGCTTCAGGGCCTTCGATGCAAGCGCTATGATGTCCACCTCCATCACCTTCCTAACTTCGCGTCCAGCAGCGCCTGGTATTCGCTGTCAGCTATCCGGGAATATTCCCCATCGCATTCTTCCAGCGTGTTGTAGATGAAGTCCTGCGGCGGCTGCTTCGTCGTCCCCCACTCCACGAACTTCATGTAGAACCAGCTCTCTGCGTCTCCCAGCAGCGACCACCCGACTTCCGCCTGCCTTGCGGTGACTTTCTTCGGCACATTGTCCCTTGCGTGGCCGGGCGGCCTGTAGCCTTTCTTCCCTGATGCCGCATTGTCCCCTGAACGCGGCATGTGCGCCTTCATCCGCGGCTCCGTGGCGTCTGCGCACCTCTGGTATATCGCCTGGTTCGTCTTTCTGATCTCTGTTTCATCCGCCAGCGCTTCCAGCTGCTTCTGGAGCTCCTTCAGCCCCTCGAATTCCAGCGTCACCCGCATATCTCGCCCTCCCTGCGCCAGGATCCGGCACTATCCCGTGCGGTTCGCCTTCAGCTGCACGAACTGCTTTCCGTCCTTCCGGAAGTCGATGGCGAAGATGTCATATTCCTCGCCGTCGTATTCCACATAGAATTCCTTCAGGCGGTGACGCATCTCTTTGACCTTCCGGCAGTACCGCACTTCGAAGACGATGGTGTCCTTCAGCCGTATTTCCAGCGCACTGTACAGTTCCTGGCCGTACAGGCTGCCCACCCTGCACCACGGTTCATGATGCAGCAGCGGCGGCATGCCCTCGCGCCTTCCGTCCACCGTCTTCTCCTGCCTGCGGTATATCTTGATCTTCCCGTCCGCCATTTCGTCACCTCAGCATTTCCTTCAGCATCATGGACTGTATGGCATAGCGCATCTTCTCTTGGGATGCTGCCATGTTCCCCCTGCCATCGTACAGCTCCTTCACATAGGAGAATATCAGCAGCTGCTGCCTGTTGGTCGGAGCCTCCCGGTCAAACGTCGGAACCACTTCGTCCATCTCGTCCAGCACGGCGTCCAGCATCAGCTGTATGACGCCATCATCATCTTCGAAGTCCACCCGCAGGTATTCCTTCAGCTTTTCGATCCCCATTGTCCGCCCCTCCCTTCAGGCAGCTGCTGCCGCAGCAGCTTATCCCGCGACCGCCTGCGTGATTTCTCCCGCGATGACCGCCGTGTCGTCCACCGCCTGCACATCGAACCGGTCGCGCACCTTGATTCCGGTCAGGTCTTTCGCCCACAGGTCGCCCGCTTCCGTGGACAGCTCCACGGTGATGCGCTCGCGGTCGAAAAGCGTGATCGCTTCCTTCAGGTCCCCGATGTATACCGGGCATTTCAGTGCCGTCACTTCGTCGCCGTCCTTCACCTCGATGTTCTTCAGCGTCTTGTCGCTCACCTTATGCACGGGATAGACGCCGAAAAGCATGCGCTTCGTCTTGTCCGTGACATCCGGCTGCAGGATGTAGTTGCCGTCGCCGTCCTTTATCTTGTCCAGATAGTTGAAGCCGGACTGGTTCGTCAGGACGATGGACGATGCGGCGATGGAAGGGTCCAGCTTCACGTTGAAAACGTCCTTGAAGTCGTCGAAGGTCGCCAGCGGTATCTCCTTCCCATCCGTGATTTCTTTCAACTTCTTCAGGATGGCGGCGTTCCTTGTCGCCCTGGACTTCTTTGCGATCCACTTGTTGATGTAGGCAAGGATGTTCGTGGCGCTGTCCATCAGCAGCTCGCGCGTGGTCTTCAGGATGCCGCCCTTCTTCCTGATCTTGTACTTGATCTGCCGAAGCTTCGGCGTATCCTCCTCCGGGAATGCCGCCCCTTCGTCCACGTCGCCCCACGGTGCATTCGCCGCATCCACTTCGATGACGCGGCTTCCGGACAGCGTCTTCACAGGCTCCACGTTGATGTACTGCTGCAGTTCGTCCTCCGACCTGCGCAGCGCGATGATGTCCGTCTGGATGTCCTGCGGCACGGTGAACCCGCCGTCAGACAGCCCATCCTCGTCAGGCTCTGCTTCCGTCATCATGTCCATGACCTTCGCGTCCTCTTCCGGCAGCTTCATCTTTCTTAATCCGCAGACGATGCGGTTCGCGAACGCGCGGACTATGTCCTTCTTCCCAGGCCTCTCGTCCTTCCCGGTGATGCCGCCGCCCTCGTCCAGATGCCTCGCCTTCCCGTTCCTGACCGCGTCCTCGATTTCCTCTTCATCCTCCTCTTCCATGTCCATCAGGATGTTGAAGCGTTCCTGCATGTCCACCAGCTCTTCCTTCGCGGCCTTCGCCTCCTTCGTCTTGCCTTCCGCCACAAGGCTGCGGATCGCGTTCTTCTTGTCATTGATTTTCTTCAGTAGCGCTCTTGCTTCTCTGCTCATTCCTCTTTCTACCTCCGTTTTTGTCAGATTCCATACAGGTCTAAGTCGTCCAGCAGGCCGGCCAGCTCCTTCTGCTCCTCCGCCTGCCGCCGTGCCGCCACATCCTCCACGGATTCCGTCCGGATGCCCTGCGGCTTGTTCCTGTAGATGTCCATCATCCAGCCGACACAGGCCGCGATTGTAGGCCGTTCTTCAACGGTGATGTCGAATACCGCCTGCGCGTCCTCCCCGTTCATCCATGTCTCCGCGTTTATCAGGCCAGTGACTTCTTCCTCCGTCACGCCCGCCTTCGCCTTCAGCATGTAGATGTCGGTGATGCTCTGCTGGCACTTGTCCAGCTCCACGATCATCTTCGCAAGGTCGTCGGCGTTGCCCCACGCGATCGTGGAAGGCTTGTGGATCATGATCTGCGCTCCGGATGCCATCACGATTTCGTCACAGGCCATCAGGATGACAGACGCGATAGAAGCCGCAAGGCCATCGACCACCCCCGTCTTGCGCCCGGCATGGCGCTTCAGGATGCTGTGGATCGCGATCCCGGCAAACACGTCGCCGCCGCCCGAATTGATGTAGACCGTCATCGGCGCGTTTCCGTCGATGCCCGACATGAAGTCGGCGATGTCCTGCGGGCAGGTGTCCTCCTGCGACCACGTGTCCCATGAAGCCGAAACGATGTCGCCGTAGATGTACAGCTCTATCCCCCCAGCCTGCTCTGCGTCCTTCAGCTCCATGAATCCGGTGTTCTCGACTTTTTTGGTCTTAGGATTTCTTCTTGTGAAGTCCATCCTCTTCCTCATCATCTTCACCCCCTTCCTTTTCTCCGCCATCGCCGTCCGTTTCGGCTGTCTCCTGCTTAGGCTCCTCTTTCTGCTGCCCTCCGGATTCCCCGCTGTCTGATGGTGGCGGCTCCTCCGGTTCCTCTTCTGGCTGCTCTATGGGCTCGCCATCCTGCGCGTCCGGTCCCTGCTGCCCCGCCTGCCCTTCCTGGTTTTCCCCTTCCCCTGACGGCGGCTCCTCTCCGTCCTGCTCTTCGCCCTCCGTGTCCACCCCGTACTGCTTGCCGACATCTTCCAGCGGGATATAGCTTCCGTTCACTATCAGCTTGTCGCCTCCTTCTGCGTCCATCAAGTCCAGCTTCCTGCGGCACTCGTTCGGCTTCTGTATGCCGTTGTTGATGGAAGATGCCATTATCTCCATCTGTGTCTTGCTGTCCGTCCGCAGCAGCACCTTCTCATTCAGCTTGAAATATTTCCCCTCTTCCCGTTCTTCCTCCGTCAGCAGCTTGTAGTCCACTTCTTCCTCATACTGCTTCATGACAAAAAGCATCGTGTCCACGTAGAAGGACAGCTGCTGCATCTCGCTGTTTGAATAGCTGCTTTTTTCATAATCGTTTATCTGGTTCGGCTTTATGCCGAAGGCTGCCGCAATCTGAAGCGCGGAATATTTCTTCAGCTCGATGAATTGGCTGTCGGAAAGCTTTATGTCCAGCGGCGTCAGCTTCATCCCCAGCGGCACGGGCAGTATCTTCCCGGTGTTCTTCGTCCCTGCCCCGTACATCTCAAAAGCCTGGATCAGCTTGTTCTTCGCTTCTTCGTTCAGGTCTCCGGAATATTCCAGCGTGGCCTTCGCCGTCAGGCCGTTCTGGTAAAGGTTGTTCAGGAAGTCCTGCGACGCGGCAGCGCCGTCCACTGTGCTCTTCAGGATGTACTGCACCGGGAGCCCGGTAATCCCGTCAAGCGAATGCGACGTCTTGAAGTGCAGCACTTCATCCGTCCCGAAGACGTACTGCTGCCCGGAATATTTGTCATTGTAGACATACCAGATTTTGCCCTTCCCTCCGAAGTATCCGGCATCATCCACCACGACCTGCACACAGTTCGATGGCATTACCCACATGTCCAGCGCCTTCAGCTCCCCGCCGTACTTCTGCCGCTTGAATTTCCTCCGCACATAGACATAGGCGTTCCCGAAGTGGTTCCGGTTCATCTCCACCGTGTTCCAGAAGGTCGTAGGTGTCATGAACGGGTTCGGCCTTTCCTTCATCAGCCGGGCGATGTCCGTCTCCTCCGGCTCCTTGATGCCGTTCTTCGTCTTCTGGTAGAATTTCCAAGGCATCTTCGCCATGGTCTCCGACATCATCTTCAGGCAGGTGAAGTATGTCACTTCCTGAAGCGGTTCTGACTTCTTTGTCCGCCTTATCCCCATCCATTCAAGGAAAGATTCGTCCTCCATCTTCGGCGACGTCGGCGTGTCTACCGTGTTCATGTTCAGCAGCCTCGCCACCCCCCGCGCCAGCTTCTTCCAAACGGCCAACCTCTTCACCCCCTTTCAGCCTTCTTTGTGTACTTCTCCTGCTGCTGCAGCCACAGCTGGAGGAACTCATTCGCATCCGGTTTCACCTCTCCCTTCATCGCCAGCGTCCACGCGTCGATGACAGCGTCCACGATGTCGATGCGGTCCGTCCGCAGGTCTTTTTCTATCTTGATTTCCCCGAAGCTGTTCGACACGGTCTTCGCGTTCGCGATAGACCACCTCAGCGCCCCGTTCCCGTCGTGCTCCACGTTCCCGGCCATGACTTCCAACCGGAAGTCCACCGTCGCGTCGTTCAATGCCTTCGCGGACTGTGTCGTCGCCACGCTGTCCCATCCCATCGCTTCCAAGTCCGACACGAACGCGGATGCGTTGTGCGGGTCGTATGCGATGAACTGCACGTCGAATTCATACTGCTTCAGCAGCTCCTGGAGGTATGCCAGGATGTACTTGTAATCCGTCTTGATGCCGCCCATCGTCTCCGTGACGGTCAGAAGCCCCTGCTGAATCCACAGGTCATAGGGAGCACGGTCTGTCTTCATGTGTTCCTGCACCTGCATCTTCGGGATGAAGGAATGCGTGTGCACGAAGTATTTCCGGACGCCTTCCTTCAGGAACGGGAAGACGATCGCCAGCGATGTCAGGTCGCCGCCGCTAGACAGGTCAAGCCCGACATAGCACTTTCCTTTCCGGAAGTCTTCCAGCGTCTTCTCCACTGCCGACTTCTGCCAGGCTGACATGTCCTTGATGTAGACATCATTCGTCCACTGCATCCACATGTTCAGCTGCTTGACGATGAAGTCCCGCAGCGTCCGCCCGCCCATCTCCTTCGCGGTCTCCGCGACCGGGATCATGTTCCGCAGCGCGTCCCGGTCATATTCCAGGATCGGATTCGCCTTTATCCAGTTTTCCGGAATCCACATGTCGTCCCCTTCATCCATCTGTGTGATGAAAATGAACTGGCTTTCATTCTCTGCGATTCCCTTCAGCACCTTCACGCAGTATTCGTACAGCTCGTAGCACGGCGATTTCAGGTCGAATCCCGCCGTCGTGATGACGGAGATCAGCGCCGACTTCATCTTCTTGATCCCGCCTTCCAGCAGCTTGTACATCTGCTCGTCCTTGTGCGCGTGGTACTCGTCCACGATTCCAAGATATGGGCGGAATCCGTCGATGCTCTTCGTGTCCCCGGACAGCGCCTTGATTTTCGACTTCGTCAGAAGGCACTCTATCGTGCTGTTGTGCTCATGCACCTTGAAGCACTCTGACAGGTCTGCATCCGATTCGATGAATTTAACGATTTCGCTGAATACGATCAGCGCCTGCTCCTTCTTCGTGGCCGTGCAGTATATCTGTCCATATTTATAGCGGTCAAAATTCCCGTAATAAGTGGCCAGAATCCCGTTGATGAAGCTCTTCCCGTTCTGCCGCCCCAGCTGTATGTAGCTTGTGCGGAAGCGCCTGTGATGCCCGTCCTTCGTCCTCCATCCGTTTAGGCTTCCAAGGATGAAGCACTGGAAGGGATATGCTTCGACCTCCTGCTGCTCCTCGCCTTCTGCGATGGTCAGCGTCTCCGCGAATTCGATGATGCGTTCTGCTTCCTCTTCGTCGAAGTAGTACCGATACGGCGCAGCTTTCGACCTCTCCAAGTCGTCAATATGTCTTTGACAGGCCAGCTTCACCAGCTCGCCAGCCGTCAGTTCCCCCGCAAGGACATCCAGTGCGTACTGTGTTACCCTGTCCGTGTCCGCACCTATGCGAATTTCTGTTTGAACTTGTTTTCCTTCGGCGGCTCTTTGTCCGCCTTCGGGATCATCAGCCTGCATCTGGACGACACCGTCAGGCCGAAGTCTGACGCGCCCTGCCTGCACTGCTTGAAGCATCGGTCTTGAATCAGCAGCAGCCTTTCCACTTCCCCATTCACCACTTCCTTTTCCTCCAGGACAGGATTGCCTTCAGCATCCTTCACCCCGGACGGCACTTGAATGGTCAGCATCAGCGGCTGCCTGTTCAGCTCCTCAGTGATGGCGACATACCTGTCCATCGCGATGACAAGCCGTGCAAGCGCATCGACGTCCAGATTCGATACAAGGTCTACCGCCCGAAGCTCCTTCACGATCTTCTTGAATTTCTTTTTCTGCTCCGGCGTCAGATATGGCGGCGCTGTCACCTTGTCCGCAGGCGCCTTCACTTCCGTGCGCTTCCTCTCCTCGATCTCAGCCTTCGTCAAGTGCTTCTTGCCTTTTGCCACTACTAGCTCGATAGGTTGTCTTTGTCCTGCCATATCCCTGCGACCTCCTCTCTCA